TAACTATAATAATTCTTCTAAAGAAGAATTATGTATAGATGATAAACAACCATCATCTAACGATGAGGTTGTCTCAAAGGGATTGGAAACATTAGAAAACGCTTTTCCTGAACGAAAAAGAGATATTGGTATAACTGAAATAAACTTATGGAATGGTTTAACTCAACCTCAAAAGGCAAACTTGATTAAAAAGGCTGTATTGTATGTTAGAGGTGAAATGAAAAACGAGAATGGTAAGTTCATTAAAAAAATGAGTAAGTGGTTGAGTGAAGAAATTAGTAAAGGTGTTAAAGAAGAACTTATACCAAATAAAAAGGCAACAACTAAACAAACCTTCAAGATGATTGATGGAACAATTTATGCAATCTTACAATCAAAACTTGATTCAACGAGAGACGCAGATTTAGTATGGCACACATTAAATGTTTATGGACTAACCAAAGAAGAGTTCTACGATGTTGTTAGAACAGAAACAAAAGAAAACTTATTAGAAATTATTAAAAACTAAAATTATGAATGTATATCAAAAAAACTACACAGCGGAGTTTATCAAAAGCTTACCTGTAGATTTCAACAAAATTAAAAATATGGACTTGAGTACCATACCAACAGAGTATCATAATTTATTTACGACAGATTGGAACTGGGGTAATCAATCAAAGATGCCTATGAACCAAAGAATCATATTACACCAATTACATTTGGAATATCAACACAACGATTGTATAGCTTCTATTGAGTTAAAAAATCCTTTAGAAGAAAAAAATATTATTGGATTCGTTAATGATTGAGTTGTTTGCTAATTTTTAGATATTTATAGATATATGGCAAAATCACATTCCAAAAAGATTACAACATTTGAGCTTATTAAAATTGAAAAAAGATTTAATGGGGCTAAACAAAAATACTTCTATAATTTAGGTTTAGAAGGTATTGAAGGTTATTTGTTGTTAGAGAGTGAAGATAAGATTACAGACAACCTTGTAGGTATGAATGTAAAGTATAAACTCAACGAAGAGAATATCGTTGTGGATTTTGATTTTGTTTAATAGCCAGAGGGGGTAGGTTTCTCTTGCATACCATTTTATTACTCTAGTCAGTTATTTTTTTTTTCCTATCCCCTCTTTTTTTTTATGTATCCTAAATCAACCATATCACCCTTGTTAGAATCTATAGTTCAAGACAACCCTACCTATAAGTTTCCTGTTGAATGCATCAATAAAGAACTTATCAATATGTTTGTAGCTCAAGATGAGTTTGATTATTTTATGATGCAAGCTTACAAGAAACTCAAGAGAGAATATGGTTCAACAGTAGCACATATCTTTTTAACCCATTTAGAGTTGAAATTAGACATTCATAATGTAGATATACATAATCTACCACTTCAACAATATCAGGACAAAATAGAGTACTTTATGACCTCTTTAGAGGTATTACACATTACTCGTATAGACAAGAATACTCCCGATGGTATTTTAATGTCTGCTATGGAGTAATGCAGTTTAAGTATGTTCTCAACTGACGAACATTATAGTTCAATCCTAAAACATATAAGTAATCCCATTCGTTGATTGCTTTGATTTCTGCGAGTAGTTGTTTCTTTTTCATACATCAAAGATAAGGAGTTATAACTTACTGGCAAAACTTTTTTTTATTTTTTTTTTTGTAGGACTTGACTTTTGATAAAGATGAACTATATTTATAAAAAAGAAACAACTGATATGAAAAAGAACAAACAAAAAAACTTTATTATTGTGAGAATTATGGAAAATGATAAATGTATCCACGCTCACGAAATCACCAATCTTTATGGTGAATTAGCAAAATATACCAAGAGCTCATATCCAAATGAGGCTGGTGGTTATACAACCATAGTAGAAATCCCTGTAAATCCATTTCAATTATGAAAACATTACTAATCAGCGGAGACACATTACAAGAATGGAATGTGGAAGAAATCATCACTAACAAGGTTAAATCAAAAGACCAAGTTATAACAGAACTAGCACAATATGAGTGGGACAATACCATATCAAGATGTGGTATGACTTACCTTGAGATAGAACAATTCAACAACACTTATAATAACTTTTAATATGGGAGCAATTAAAGAATACTACCACGATTATCTATCAAGCGAAGAGTTTGACCTTATGTTTGATGATGAGTATGAATTATGGTTAAAGAATAAACAGGTAGAGTACGAAGAATACCTACAAGCCATCGGTGATGGAATATAATAAAATTATGGAAGAACAAATTGAATGGAGAGTTATACCATCTTTTCCAAACTACGAAGCATCTAACACAGGTCTTATCCGTAGAGTTAAAAACAAAAAGGTATTAAAATCACAGAGCGTAGATACAAGACAATATCAAGTTGTATCTTTATTCTACAATAAACGAAAAGGCACCAAAAAAGTATCTCGTCTTATATGGGAAGCATTCAACGATTGTGAGTGTGGAATGACTATAGACCACATAGACCGTAATGTATTGAATAATGACTTATCTAACCTACGATGTGTGAGTATCGCGGAGAATCATAAAAACCGCACTATTTATAAGAGTACGAATAGGTACAATTTAACTGATGAGATAAAAATGGAAATCATCAGCAACTATAGAGCTGGAAATTGGACTACTTGGGATATAATGAAGTTATACGACATACCCTCAAATTATATCAGTAGTGTAATAAAACGAGGTAGTTGGGACAAACTAGTATGGAGGAGCAATATAAAAAATACCGACAAATAGTCATAAAGATTACCAAAGATAGTGATAAGGCTGATGATTTATTACACGATGTATTACTTCAATTAGACAAGAACGAAAAATACAAATCTTTATCAACAAAAGACCAAACCTATTTCTTTGTAAGAACAATACAAAACCAATTCTATTCTAACAATTCTTTATTCCAAAGGACTTATAATAGATACAGGTATGAAGAGTTCAACGCAGCAATAGAAGTCAAAGATGACCCATACTATGAGACACCAAGTATGGAATGGTTGAATGAAACATTAGAAAAAGAACTACAAACAAACAAGAACTTTTGGTATAACTATGGATTATTCAAGTTGTATTTGGAACACAAGAAGATTGAACCGATACATCAAAAGACACGAATACCAAAATATTCAATAAGAAACACCATAAATGAAATGAAGTTATGGGTACAAAAAAAATGGATAGATTATCAAGATGGCACAGATTAAACTAACAAAGAAAAAGGTAAGACAAATAAGATTACTATGTTCTAGTACAACTTTAACAGATACAGCAATAGCAGAAATGTATAATGTATCAAGAAAACATATAAACGCAATACGACATAGAAAAAGATGGAATTATGAATACTGTTAAACAACCTTGCGAAACTTGTAAGAAACCAAAAGAAATGACGATGGAAACAAGACCATTTACCAAAGAAGAGTTTGATAGAGTAATACCTTTGTTAGACAAGTACGGACTAACAAGACAAGAAACAGACTACATCTATAACTTTTATAATAGAGTATTTAATGAAAAAAGAGTACCTGGTTGTGGTAAATGTTTCGTCAATATGGCAAGAAAACTAAAGATAAAATACCAGAACTTATACAACTAAAATATGCTCCCATTTTAGTTTTACGGGGTTGAGTTATGAACTTTTCATAATTCGCCCCGTATTTATTTATAGAATAATTCTTTTAGAATTGAAAAAAGACCAAATTAAATAATTTTATCAATAAAATACTAATGACCGATATTAAAATAGGAGATTGTTTTGAGTTGATTAAAGAACTACCTGATAATTCAATAGACCTGATTATCACCTCACCACCTTATGCCGATATTGTGAATTATGGTAAGAACATTTCCATACAGAAACCTCAAGATTATTGTGATTGGTTATTACCCATTTTTAGTCAAATACAGAGGGTCTTAAAGCCGAGTGGTAGTTTCATACTAAACATAAACGATACTTGTAAGAATGGGTTAAGAAACCCCTTTATCTACGAACTAATCTATAGGAGTCAAAAGGAAACCAAGTTAAAGTTTTACGACACTTATATTTGGCACAAGATGAACGGAATACCAAATGGTGGGGCAAAGAGATTTAGGAACACAACAGAGTTCATATTTCATTTTGTTAAAGACCAGAAGAACCTGAAGTTTTATATGGATAGAGTATTACAAGAACCAGCAGAAGCAAGTAAGAAAAGAGCAAACTATCCTTGGCACATAAAGAATCACGGAATCATAGAAGATGGAGCAAGACACAAAGACCCTGAAAATCTAATAGATTATCAACCATCATTAGTAAGACCAGATAATGTTGTTAGATTTCACACAGCAGGACACGCAAGAGACAACACAATCAAACACCCCGCACCATTTTATAAGGACTTACCGAAATATTACATCAACTTACTAACAGATGATGGGGATACAATCCTTGATATATTCGGTGGGATAATGACGACAGGATTAGCTTGTAAAGAAATAGGTGATAGAAACTTTATTGGTATGGAACTCAACGAGAAATACGCAGAGTTTGGTAAGAAGAGAATAGATGGTGAAGAGTTAGACCAATACAGGGTAGTTCAATATGACCTTGATGGAAACTACATAGCTGACTACAAGAATAGAATGGAAGCATCAAAAGCAACAGGAGTCCAAGACGGAGACATAATGAGAACCTACAACAGAACAAAGTTTGATTCAAGGGGTGGGTTCATTTGGAAATTAGAAAAAAGATAATATGCCAAGAAGTAAAGTAAGAGGAGGCCGTAAGTCTCACAACAAAAGAATACAACAAAGAAGAGTTCAAGCTAAAGCAGACATCATAGCTGTTGAATCAATAAAGAAAAAAATATATGAAGAAGCGCTTGAACGATATAAACAGACATCAGGAGAAACAAAACAATCATTATGGAACATAACTACATAGAAGATGGGGATATACCACAAGACCCTTATAAGAAACCACCAGGAAGACCTAAAGGTTCTCACAAACATAGAATGACTAATGTGGAGAGAAGAACATTCATCAATCAGTCAATAAAACATATTTTAGACGAACATTTGTCTTACACAGAATATGTTGAGTATTGTAAGGGTAAAGACATATCCAAACCACAGGCAAACGAATATTGGTTGTCTTGTTGGAATGTTATTAAAAAGAAGTTTGAGTTAGAGAAGGATAAACTAATCCTGAAACATACACAGAAGTATTGGGACATCTATGCACAAGCAATAGAACAGAGAGACCTTACCAACGCAAGACAATCATTAAATGACCTTGCTAAACTACAAGGATTAAATGAACCTGATAAGGTTGAAGTTCGTGGAACATCAATCAAACTAAACTTTGGAGAACCGAGTGAATAAACAAATAGAAGTTCAAGGATTTACCCCGACACAAAAGCAAAGAGAAATTATTGATGCTTGTACGGACGATACGACCAAATATATTATAGGTTGTTTTGGAAGACAGGCGGGGAAATCATTTACAGCTATGAACCTCATACTCAAGTGGGCATTAGAAGATAATAACTCAATTAGTATGTGGGTTTCACCAGTTTATTCACAAGCTAAAAAAGTATTCACAGAACTAACCAATACCATAGCAGGTGTTGGACTAACCAAGTCAATCAATAAGAGTGAGCTTACAATAACTTTTATAAATGGTTCGGTAATATATTTCAGGTCAGGGGAACGAGAGGATACACTCCGTGGATATACCTTAAACTATCTTGTGGTTGATGAGAGTGCATACATCAAAGACGAAGTATGGAATACAGTATTGAGACCAACAGTATTAGTTCAAGGTAAGAAGGTCTTATTCATTTCAACCCCTAAAGGTAGAAACTGGTTCTATAATTTAGCGATGAGAGGTTATGGTGATGAATACCCACAATACAAGACATTTCACGCTACATCATTTGATACACCATTCATCACAGAAGAAGAACTACTTGAGGCAAAGATGTCTTTACCTGAAACAATATACAAACAGGAGATACTAGCAGAGTTTATAGATGATGGTGGGGAAGTATTCTCAAACCTTAAAATGAATGCTGTTCTACACAACTATCCAAAAAAAGAAGACGACTCAAAGTATTATGCGGGATTGGACTTTGGAAGACAGAATGACTACACAGTTCTTACGATACTCAACTCAAGAGGTGAAATGGTTGATTTCTACAGAGAACGACAAAAGAGTTGGGACATCATCATTAGTGAAGTTGTTGCTATGTTGAGGAAATGGAAACCTGTATGTTATGCCGAGGTCAACTCAATAGGAGATGTATTGTACGAACAGATAAGAAAACAATATCCAGGAGTTCAACCATTCATAACAAGTAATGACTCAAAACAAAACTTGATTGAAGATTTGATTATGTCCTTAAATGAGGAGAAGATTAAACTACCATCACCAGAGTTAAATGCAGACCTTTACAAGGAACTATCTGTCTTTACATACGAATACTCACCTAAGTCAAGAAAAGTCAAATACGGGTCTCCTAATGGGTTCCACGATGACTGTGTAATATCCCTCGCACTATCTTATCATTCATATAAGAGAAAAGCAACTTATGGAACTTATACCGTAAGATAAAGTTGTGGATAAAAATTAAATTAAAGATATTTTATTATAGATTATGGAATTAAAGTATAAAGGTAAATCATACCAAGTAGAAGAACCAACGATTGAGATGTGGTCTAAAATAATCGCATTACAAGAATGGACTGATGAGCGTGAGTTTAGTATTAAACTTATGTCTTTTATCACAGGACTTACAGAACAAGAAATAGAGAATGCTGACGCTTTAGATGTTGTTAAAGCAACGACTGAACTATCAGTATTTCTTATGGAAAAATCTAATGAGTTCAAGAATGAGATAGAGTTTAAGGGGAAACAT